TAGATACACAAATAAAAAGATATCCTGTTGTTGGTGAAAATGTTGTATGTGTAAATTATTTTGGACAAACTTATTATAGTGATATTATCAATATAAAAAATAATCCTAACAATAATGTAAAAACAGGATTAAGTGATAAAATAAACACAAAAGTTTCAACACAAACAACAGATGAAGATTTTAAGTATCAAAGAAACATAGAAGCTAATCGTGGTGATTTAGTTTTAACCGGTAGATATGCAAGTTCCATAAAAATCGGTGAGAATGATTTAGTTCCAAGTGTTCAAATAGTAGCTGGACACAACACCGAAGAACTTGAAATAAATGAACCAGTAAAACACAATCTTGATAAAGATGACGCTTCAATTTATATTCAAGCAAAAGGTGGTAGTCAAGAAATAAAAAATCCAAATCCAGATTTAAGTGATATTTATACTAAAGGTTCAGTAATTGTGTTGGATGCTGATTATATTGTTTTAAATGCTAAACAAGTTCTTAGACAACAATCGGGTGGACTTAATGAAGTTATTGGTAAAAATGTCGAGTTAAAACACAATAAAAAAGACGGAACAATATTTACTGGTGAAACCAAAAAGATTTTAGATAATTTAAGGAACGCTCCTATTGAAGCCGTAAAAAGAGAAATAGAAGAATGTATTCAACAAATTAGAGCTCTTGGTGATGTTGCACAGAAAGAATTTGAAGAATTAAAAAAATTACAACAAAAGTTAAGTAATATAAAAATTGACCCAAGTAAAACTTTAGGACAAATAACAAATTTTAGACCAACACTCAAAACAGATGAGTATGTAAAATTAGAAAATGAATATAAAAATGCTCAGAAAGGTTTGGAAGAAGCAACACCGAAAGCTGCAACAGACCCAGTTGGTTTTGCAATAGCACTTGGTAAACTTACGAAAGTAATTAGTAAATTTGCAAGAGGAGAATTTTTAAGAAGGGATATCATAACAGATTAGGAGTAAAAATGAAACAAGGTAAATTAGTATCGTTAATAAAAGAAGTTGTCAAACAAGAGGTTAAAAAACAGATAACCGATATACTTATTAACGAAACAAATATTCCCAAAACAAAACCAGTAGTTAAGAAGAAAAAAGTTGAGGAACAAAAGTTTACAGACAATTCGGTTCTTAACAAAATTCTAAACGAAACTGCTCAACAACAAGAAGAATACCCAACATTAGGCGGGGGAACTTTTGATTCAAGTCGTATGACCGAGATGTTAGGATACGGCGGTGGTTTAGGGAATAAAGAAGTTAAACGAGAAGTAGCGGCCGCAAGCACTTTACAAAGTGCGGGTATGAATCCAGAAGCAGCTCCAGAGCACTTAAAGAACGCTTTGACAAGAGACTATTCAGATTTAATAAAAGCTATTGATAAGAAAAAAGGTAAATAATGGCAAGTGCAAGAGAAAATGATTTAAACCCAGATATTCGTATCGGTTTAAAACTTCCTTTTAATAGAGGTAGGTCTGGATTGTTTCAACAATCACAAACAACATTAGAACAAGCTGGTTCTAATATAAAAAACCTTTTATTAACAGCAAAAGGTGAACGAATAATGCAACCTAACTTCGGCTCTCGTTTAAGAGATTTATTATTTGAACAATACACAGAAGATTTAACCGAAAGAATAAAACAAGAAATACAAGAAGCAATGTCTACTTGGTTACCTTACATTGATATAGCAAAAGTTGATGTAATTCAAAGCGAAACCAATCCAACAGAAACAAAAGTAGATATTGATTTTTCTTTAAATTATGAACCAAGTAGATTTAATTCTATCACATTAAATTTTGACTCTACATCAGAGTCAACAACAACTAGTGATAGATATTAGGAGTAAATAATGGCATACAGAAGTAATAAAACTGGAAAAGTAAATAAAGAAGTAAGATATTTGAACAAAGACTTCTCTCAGATTAGAAATAATTTGATTGAGTTTTCAAAACAATATTATCCAAATACATATCAAGATTTTAACGAGTCATCACCTGGTATGATGTTTATTGAAATGGCATCTTATGTTGGTGATGTTATGTCTTATTATGTTGATTCACAATTTAAAGAATCTTTATTAGGATATTCAGAAGAATTAAGAACACTTTATGCAATGGCTCAAACATTTGGATACAAACCAAGATTGACAGCTCCTTCACAAGTAACATTAGATATATTTCAATTAGTTCCAGCAAAAGGAACAGCATCTAGTATAGAACCTGATTATGATTATGCATTAAATATTCCAGTAGGAGCTCGTGTTGAAACATCAGACGGAGTAACTTTTAGAACAATACAAGGTTGTGATTTTAGATACAACAACACAACTTCTTCACCAAGAGTTACTACGGTATTTGAAACCGATAGTAATGATTCACCAACATTTTATTTATTGAAAAAACAAGTTCAAGCACAAAGTGGTGCTATTACAAGTGAAGATTTTACTTTTACAAGTGCTAAAAAATATTCAAGAATTAAATTATCAAACACTAACATCATAGACATTATAAGTGTAGTAGATTCAGACGGAAACAATTGGAATGAAGTTGATTCTTTAGCACAAGATACTGTATTTGATGAAGTAGAAAATAATTCAGACAATGACTCAGAATTAGCACAATATTCAGATGATGCTCCTTACTTGTTAAAATTAAAAAGAGTATCAAGAAGATTTACAACTTACAGAAGACCAGACAGAAAAACAGAATTAAGATTTGGAGCCGGAGTTAGTGATAATGCAGATGAAGACATTATACCAAATCCTGATAATGTTGGTTCTAATCTACCGGATAGTCCTTCAAAAATTTATGAAACATTTGACCCAAGTAATTTTTTAAAAACAAAGACTTACGGGTTAGCACCTTCCAATACAACACTATCAATTACTTATCAATATGGTGGTGGATTACAAGACAATGTTGGTGTTGATGAAATCAATAAGATTGCTGGTATCACATTAGAAATAGATACTACTAATTTAAGTCAATCAACATTAGATACCGTAAAACAATCAGTTAGAATTTCTAATCCAGAAGCTTCATCAGGTGGTTTAGGAGCAGAAAGTGTAGACGAATTAAGAGAAAACATAAAAGCGTTTTTCCAAGCTCAAGGTAGAGCAGTTACCAAAGAAGACTACATTATTAGAACTTATGCATTACCTGACAAATATGGAAACATTGCAAAAGCTTACATAGTTCAAGATGACCAGTTAAGTGGAACACCACAATCAAACTATACAATATCACAAGAAGATGTTGGTAAACCACTTTCAGAAATACAAAACAGAATACCTAATCCATTAGCGTTAAACCTATATGTATTGGGATATAACTCTAATAGAAAGTTATCACTTGTAAATGATGCAGTAAAACAAAATTTAAAAACTTATCTATCAAGATTTAGACCAATTACTGATGCGGTAAATATTAAAAACGGATATATAATTAATATAGGTGTTGATTATAAAATCATTACTAAATCAAACTTCTCACAAGAACAAGTTCTTGGGTTAGTAAATGAAAGAGTATCAGAATTTTTCAACATTGATAATTGGCAAATAAATCAACCAATAGTATTGAGTGATTTAGGATATGAAATATCATTAGTAGATGGTGTAGCTTCAGTAACGGATATTAACATAGTAAATAAATATCGAACATCTCAAGGATATAGCGGTAATGGATATGATGTTGGGGGAGCCTTAAAAAATGGAATTCTATACCCGTCATTAGACCCAAGTATATTTGAAGTTAAGTTTCCACTAAAAGATATTCGTGGAGAAGTTATTGGAACAAATACTAATCAAGGAGGATACGCATAATGCATTTCTTTACATTTGCAGAAAAAGACGCAACACTTTACGAAGGTAGTGCTACTCAAAGTAGAAATACCGGACTAGACGAAATATTAGAGGTTCGTAAAGATATGAACGCCGATGGTTCGGTTGTAAATGTTTCAAGAACTTTAATAAAATTTAATTTATCAGATATATCATCATCAATTGTTGCAGGAATTATTCCCGAGAATGCAAGATACTATTTAAATTTATATGATGCCAATTCAAAAGAATTAACAACAAGTCAATCATTATTTGCTTATCCAGTTAGTCAGTCTTGGGTTCAAGGTGATGGTAGATTCTTTGACCAACCAGCAACTACTGATGGTTGTTCTTGGAGATATCGTGACGGAGAAACAACCGGAACACAATGGATTAGTGGTTCAAATAATACTGGTGGAACTTGGTTTAATCAATATGAAGCATCACAATCATTTAATCACGAAACAACTGATATGAGAATGGATGTAACTGATATTGTTAAACTTCAGTTAAGTGGTTCTATTGCTAATGAAGGGTTCATTGTAAAACGCTCAGGTAGTATTGGTAATACTTCGTCATCATTAGACGAAGGAAGCACAGAAAGACTTGGACATTTTGCATTCTTCTCACGAGATACACACACAATTTATCCACCAAAGTTAGAAGTAGAATATGATGATTCAGTATTTAACACTGGTTCACTATCCACATTAGACGCAGATGATGTTGATGAAGTTATGGTTTATATGTCAGGTTTAAGAGAAGAATATAAAGAAAAATCAAAAGTTAAATTTAGAGTATATGGTCGTGAAAGATTTCCAACAAGAACATTCTCAACAAGTTCACAAAATCTAACGGTAAAATTTATTCCAAGTCAAAGTCAATACTCAGTTAGAGATGCTTTATCAGAAGATGTCATTATTCCATTTTCAACAGGTTCTTATTTAAGTTGTGATGGAAAAGGAAACTTTTTCAGATTAGATTTAAATGCGTTTCAACCAGAAAGACATTATCGTTTTCTTTACAAAGTCGTAAGTGGTAGTGGAAACACAAGAGTAGAACACATTATAGATAATGACCACACTTATCTTGATGAAGTTCAACAAGACCAGGTTGATAATGAAACAAGAAATCATATCGTGGATGAAAATGGTGTTTTACTAAGTTTTGAAAATATTGATGATGATGTTAGACTGAACGAACCATTTAAAAGAGCTGGATTAGATAGAGAAGACCACAATATTATTAAAAAAAATCAGTATCCAGTTTATTCATCAGGAGAAAAATTTAATTTGACAATAGATACAACAATAGATGAGTTAGTAAATCAACGAACATCATTACCTACCATTAGATTAGCTAATCAACCACAAGACAATGTATTAGAACCAAG